TATTCCATTAAAGTTATTTACAGGTCTTCCGGTTGTAGTATATGGGTTATACCATCCGTATATATGATTTTCTTTTATTGAGTATTTTTTATTTTTTGTGGTAAAGTATGTGTCAAATTTATCGTTTATTTTTAACCCATTTTGTTCTAGTTTTTGTAGGGTAGGTAATAAAATATCATTAACATACTCGTTGGTTTTTCCCTGAGTATAACCGATTATATCATTGTATTTGTTATTACAACGCTCTAGGTGTTTACCAATAGGTATCATTTTATTCACTTTAGTTTGCGGGAATTTACGGTAATACCATATGTGTGCTTGTGTTGTATGTTTGTCTAAAGGAGGTATTGTATGTTGTATATCCGTATAAGATAGTTGTGGGGCCGCATGTAAGCTGCTTTTCTTGTCTAAAACTCTAAAATTGTAATCTTTAAGCAAATCTAAAATCTCGTCTATATTCCAATTGATACATTCTAAGTGGTTAATTGGTATAATGTAACCTGTATTGTTTATATTCAGGTATATTGCGATGATTTCCGCAAGTATAGGGTGTGTGTTGTCATTACCTTGAATAAATTCAAGATACATTGTTGGCTCAAATTTTGATTTGAGTTTGTCTAATTGGTCTTTTGTTTCAATAAGGTAGAACATACCTTAGGAATGTATAAAAAATAATTTAGTAAACCAAGTATTACCAACCTGATGTCGTAGTATCATATAAACTGCTACCCCATCCAATACCACCATCTGATCCCCCAGGATCACCACCGCCCCATGTTTTTTCATTATGGACTAAGTATCCATTAGCATAGTAAACATGTTCGTTATCTAAGGATAGATTATAAACTTTAGGATAAGTAGTTTTTCCTTTTTCAATTGATTTTATTATTTCTTTTCCATCTATTTTATAAACTATATCTTGTAAGTTTAGAACATTAGAAGATACTTGGTGTTTTTCATATGTTAAAAATGGATCTATTGCTTTCCACCCATCAATAGTTTTAAATGGATGTTCTTCCGTTACAAAAGGCTTACCACCATTTATAGAATAAACTTCATGATTACCTTCGTGGATTTGAATATCTAATACAGTTGATTCTCCTATTTCGCTTTTTACTTTTTCTCCTACTTGAATAGATGATATTACTTTTTCAGACCCATCTGCCATAGTAACTAGGGTATTTGCAGTAAAACAAGTACCCCCAGGAAGACCACCTCCACCAAAACCAGCACCAGCTCCACCACTAAAACCAGTTCCAGTACCAAAACCACCAGTTCCAGTATTACTAGGTGGGTAACCAAACCCACTAGCATCATTTTCATCACCCCCATCACCAAATCCACCTGGGGGATCTGGAAATGTAATAGGATAATAACAAGAACCATCATCTACGTTAGCATTAGGGTTATAATTACTAGCACCTATATCTGTACATCCATATACTACATTTGCATTTCCGGAACCAAGATCTCTATCAATTAAATTAGGATCTGCTTCATTAATATCTGGTACAGATGGACCTTGTGGTGGTAAGGGACATGCATTAAATGCTTCTTCATATCCATTAGGACCTGAGAATGAACCTTCAGGACAACCTAAAAGTCTAGATCTTTTTATTTCTAAAACTTCAGTTTCATGATTTTCAGTGTTTTGTACTATTACACATTTATAACAAGTTAATTTATTATATTCTGTTAAAAAATCATCATAAGAACTATCTGGTGGAGTAGGTAATTGATTAGTGTAATATAATCTAGCATGTGGAACTAATACGTGTTTAGCTCCTTCCATAGGACCCTTTACAGGATGAATATGATAACTACCTATATACTCTGTACCATCACCATAATATAATTCTCCTCCTTCTGTGTGGAGATCTTCTATTACATCTGTTTTAGGTCTTAAAAATTCATTAAATATAGGGAATAAAAATCTTAAATTTTTAAATGTATTTTCTGCTCTAATTAAGGATAAAGTATTCCTTTTTACAGCTTCTCCTGTAGTGTTTTCTCTTAAATACCATCTTATAGATCCTATAATGTATAAATTATGATCATAAGTACCATCTTTAGCTACTAAAGAATTATATACTGATTTATCTATTTCTACATAAGAATTCCCATTAATTCTTTTAGAAAAATATCTTTGGAAAAAACCTCTATTATAATCTTTTTCAGTAGGAATGTTTTTTGCTACAGGAAGGGGTTTAGTTTTATCTAAAAAATCTCTTACGTTTTTTTTAATAATATTAAATTTTCTAACATCTTTAGTATACCCAAAAATTTTATCAGTTAAAGTTACTTTATCTCTTAATTTAACTAATTCAAGGCCTGGATTTACATTATCTGTACCTGCATAAAGTTTACCTTTACTAGTTTCTATATATGAACCTATATAAGATTTTCTACTATCTTTATATACTAATTCATCCCCACTAGTATTTTTTATTATTATTTTAGATCTAGGTATAAACGGCATGTTTATAAATATAAAATATTATGAATCTTCAGTGTCTTCACCTTCTTTAGGCATTAATTCTTTTTTATTTCCAATACCACCAGGATAATGTATAGTATCCATTGGGTTTAAAATTAATCCAGATTCGAGTCTTTTTTTTCTATTTAAACTAAAATAATTTCCTGAATATGCCCCCTGGGTTCCTGTTTCATAATGTAAATGTGGACCTTCTGAACTACCAGCTCCATAAGTTCCTACTGCCCCACCAGATTTTGCTATTAAATCTCCTCTTTTTACAGGACCTTCTTTTAATACTTCAGATAAATGAGCATATAAAACCTTTTTAGTTCCTGTTAGTTTATCAGGTTTATCTAAAGTTAATATAATGTATTGACCAAATCCTCCTTCACCAGTTCCCCCATTTAATCTTTTTTCTACATTACCATCATGTACTGCTACTAATGGGGTTCCTTGTGGTATAGCTATATCTAATCCTAAATGTAAAGCTACTCCATTATTTCTATATGGATATGATGATGCTATTTCAACTGGGTAGTTTTGATCTTCAGTTGGATTTAATAATAATTCTTCATCATCTAAATCATCTAATTCATTTGGTGCTGGTGGGTCTTTAGGTTCAGGATTCTTACCTTCTGCTTCTACTTCATCTAATAATACCATTTGACCTGTTATAGTTGTAGTCCAATCGTTATTATCTTTTACATCTTGACTTTCACCTGTAACTATAAATCCTATATCATCTCTAGTATATCCTAAAGGTAGATGGTTTTTATTTATTTTAAATACATTACCTATTATTATTCCACTAAGTCCCTCAAGATTAGCTTGAAATAGTAAAGGAATTATAGCAGATCTTTGGTAACTACTTTCTTGTCGAACTAATCCTGCATCTGGATGATCAGATCCATCATCTGCTTGTAATGGGTATCTACCATTAATTGATATAACATCTTCTTCTAATCCATTAGCAATAGTAGATGCTTGTTCATGACTTATGTCTTCTATTTTTGTAACACCATGTTTATTAGGATTATACACCCCATCTTCTAAAGTTATTAAAAACTTTTTTAATTTTTTTAATTTAGATTTTAATGTATCTAAATCACTTATAAGCTGTTTTCTAGCTGATGGTCTATCTATTTGAAGTTTTTCTGAAAATCTATTTTCTGTTCCTATGTTAAATTTTTTAAATGATAAAGATTCTAATGAATTTAATGAATCTGGAGCTTGAGCTGCTACTGATATAATAGAGGCCATATCATCATCTATTTTTGAATGAAAACTAAAACCTCTTGCTGAAGTTGATTTACCTTCTATATTAAGTTCAGTTAGATTTTCTGATTTTAAATCAGACTGATATGTTAAATCTACTATTCTTAATACATGGGTTCTTTCGTGTTCTGTAATCGCAGCAAAATCATAAAAACCACCACATGCATCATTTACATTATCCCAAACTTTATCAAAGAATTTTTTTAAACTAAAATCTTTTCTAATTCTTATAATATCTTTATCACCTTTTTCTTTAGCAGATATTTTTTCAAATTTAGTTTCATAATAAACATCTGATAACATATCTAAATTTAATAAAACATGTCCTAAATAATTATTTTTTTCAGGTTTAGCCGAATTAGTTAGATTTTTTATTAATTTATCCCCTTCTATTGTATTATAGTTTTGATGAGGCATTATACAAATATTAGGATCATAACTTATACCCATAAATCCTTGAGCATTTATATATTCTGTAATATTATCTGTTTTAAAATCTTCAAATAAATTTTTAGCTAAAATAGGGATAGAATATTCTAGATGGTTTAGGTCTTTATCATCTAAATAAGTAACTTTAGTAATACTATTAATTTCATGTTTACCATCGGGAGTTAATGGATTTTCTTTAGCTTTTCCATACGTGTTATCTACAGATTTTTTATAATTAGGGATAACATACTTATTAATCATTTCACATAAGAAATCAAATCTTATATATTTAAATCTTTCAGGTGTAGGGTTTTTTCCTTTATCTTTATCATTTTCAGCAGTATTATCATATAAACTATAAGCAAATGCTAAATCTTTATCTAAAACTGTTGGTTGTTTTTTTTCATCTACACCTATATATCTAAGTTTATTTTGTAATTTAACAAGTAAACCATAATTATGTTTATTTTTTATATTTCCATAATCAGCTATTAATGAATATCTTCCAGGAGGTGCAGCTGTGCTTGAATCTTCATCATTGCTTCTTCCTGAAGCATCTATAGTAGCTGATTCTGCAGTATTACCTGCTAATATACTACTAGCTGTTTGTGAATTACCCCCCATATATGTGTCTTCAGTAGATACATTTTGTACAGCTGTTTGAATGGTTTGTTGTTGTTGTTCTTGGTCTTCTTCACTTGTCCCATTAACAGTTGCAGCTGATATATAGGGTTGACTTCGTAATGTGATTAATAAATTTATTAAATCATCACTTAAATCTATATTTTCATAATCATCAGGATCACTTCTAAGTTCTTTTAATGCTTGGTTTTTTTCTTTAGCACTAAAACTTACTGTGTTTGATTTAGTACTTTTAAGATCAGCTAGCACTTCTCCCATAGCCATTAATTCAGTAGAACAATCGTAACCACCATCTGCCCTAGCTGCAAATTGGTAGTTTTTACAAGTACCTATAAAACCATCATAATTACCATCTGAAGCTTCTTTTCTTTCTCTTATTATTTTTTGTAAGCTTTCTAAACTATAACCTTCGTTAAAAAACTCTTCCATTCTTCGAAATTGCTGTTCTATAGTTCCCTCATTAGTTATGTAAGGATTCCAACCCCATTCTAATAAAATAGGATAACCCGGTCTCATGTAAAGAGTTTCTAATACTTCTAGTTGTCTTCTATTATGACATTTAAATTCTACTTTTGCTTCTCTTAATCCCCCATGTGGTGTTGCAGTTCTTACATTTAAACTTGTAATTCCAGGCATAGGAACTATTCCAAAACCATCACCCGCATTTGATCTTAAATAAGGATCTCCATAAGCTCCATTACCCCTTCCTACTCCAAATCTAAGTTTAGCAGCTGCTGAATTTGCGAGTACTTCTACCTCACCTGTAGTTGTTGAGGTCATTAATCCTGAAGGATTATCATCAGATCTTACCAGTATTGTACCACCTACAGAAGGAGTATCTGGGGGTAGTCCCTCAGAATTACTATTTCCTATAGAAGCATCTCCTAATGTTCCTCCTTCTAGGACATATCTAGCAGCTAAACCAGATCCTACTGCTATATCTTTTTCAAAAGGGTCTGTAGGATCTACTATTAAATTATCTGATGTTAAATTTACTCCTGAACACATTCTTATAGTACATGTTTTTCTTGTATAAGAATAAAAAGCACCAGCTGGTAAATTATTACCAGGAGAAAGATCTCTTAAATCTTGGTTTAAGATTGTTTCTCTTAGTTTTAACTGTTTTGAAACATAGTCTTCAAATGTAGATTTAAATAATGACATAACTTATTTAGTATTTTCTCTATTTAATATTTTATATTGTTCTACTATATTCTCAACATTAGAAGGAATTCTAATTTCTAAACCTGGTTTTAGTCCAAAACTATCAGATCTAACTATATCTTGATTAGCTACAGATATAATCCACCATAATCTTACATCATTATAAAACTGATTTGCTAATAAGTCAAGCCTATCACCAGCTGTTGTTATAATATATAAATCATTTGATGTAGGAGGAATAGTAGGATATTGTAAAGGTTTATAATATCTTAATCCCTTATCTGAAATATATTGTTTTATGTTTTTTAATCTATTTTGCATTATTCTTCTTGTGCATTTTCATTAGCTGTTTCTCCATTTTCTTCACCTGTTGAGGGGTCATAAAAAGTACCATCTTCATTAAGTGAGTCGTTTCCATCGTTAAATTGATCCCACCCAATAAATGTAGATGCAACACTGTTTCTTGGAATAAAGTTATGAATAGGTTGATATTTAAGAGTAATGTTTAAAGCATGTGGTAATATAGCCATATCATTATCTTGATCATTAAAATTATTTTTAGTTTCCCAAGATACATTTGTATCATAATCTAGAGTTACACTACTTATTACCCCAGGGAGTCTTCTAAACCAATCACCTAATGTTAATCTATGAATAGGAGTCATCATCCTTCCAGATGTATCATTATATTCAGGTGCACATTGGGCTGCTAAATAATTTGCTTTTTTATAAAGAGGTTGCATTTCATATCTACTTTGTGCTGCTATAGTGAAACTTAGTGATATTGATCTACCAAAACTATTATATATATAAAAATCTTCACCTCTACCATTATAATTTACTGTGGTATGGTTTGCACTATAAGAATCACCTACTGAAAGATTAAATGTTCTAAATGCTATTATTTTGGATTTTGTAGGATCTAAAGAATTTATAATTTCAATTCTAAAAGGTACAAAATCATTTAAATATTCACTATTATTAATGAATTCAGAATCGGGAATTCCATTAGTAGCGTTTATTATTCCTAATAAATTAAGTTTATCTATTTTAGTAACGTTATCTTTTATAGGTACATTATAACTGGTTTTTTTCTTAAATGGGTTATCCCCAATAAGCACATCTAAAACTCCTTTAGAGGTTGCTTTTCCAGCATCACCTAAATTATATTTTTCTTCTCTACCTCTACCAACTAAATTTCTTTTAGATTGACCAAAAGAAGGTTCATCTTTAAGATAATCTATGTAACCATCTTCATCTATAAATTGTATTCCTTCTCTTTTTAAATGAGCTACTCCACTAACTGCTATTTGTGCTAATAAATTAACACCCGCATTAAATACTCTTTGATTTTTTTGTGGATTTAATAATTGTAAAGCTCCCTGTCTAAGTAAAAATTGACTTCCTTTAGGTGAATTAAATAAAAAATTTGTAATTCTTTGAGTGTCAATATTTCTTCTATCTAAATTAACACCAGCTCCACCTCTTAAAATATAATCATTATTACTATTATAATGATCATTTCCTATTAAAAAAGTAGGCTCTGCGTTAGAATCAGATGTATTCCAAGATACTCTATCTACTAAATGATAGGATGGGGTATTGGTTTCTCCTGCTCTTAAACCATATTTTACTATAGATTTAGAAGGTCCCCCATATGATAAATTTTGATTAGCAGATATTTCAGGAGTACCTCCTTCATATTCACCAACAGGAACCCCAAGTTCAAAAGAATCAGGATTAATTAATAGGTCTCTTAATCCCATATTTTAGTTATATTGGTAAATTATCTAAATATTGTTTAGGAGTAGCACCATCTAAATCCTGTAAGCTGGAATTTATAGTTGTACCTGAGTAAGTATAATTTTGAGTTAATAATGCTTCATGTAAATCTACACCATTTAATTTTTTACCTGCTCCACTACCATCAGCAAAACTAGGATTATTTGATAATCCTCCTAAATCTAAATCATTTTTAGGTTGTTGGTAAGTTGAAAATTGTCCTTGTACTTGTTTATCTTGTAAAAGATCTACCATGTGGTCTCCTCCTCCATAAGGTGAAGAAGTAGTTCCACCATTTCTATAATATAAACCTTGATCTGGTGGGTTTTGTCCTACTGGGGCTCCTTCTTGTCCTTTTACATTTCTATCAAGTAATGATGTTTTATCTACTAATGCCATAATTTTATGTTTTAATGTTTATTATAAATATATTTTTTATCTAAAAGTGTTAGATCTTTTAGTATCACTATTATTATCTCCTTCTACTGCATTTACATCTTTAGATTGCCATGCACTATGCATCATGTTTATTGAAGTAGATTTACCAGTATTACCCGCTATTATATCTAATAATTCAATTAATTTATCTTCTCTTGCGGATGATTCATTATTTCTTGCTCCAAATAAATTAGTACCTACTAACATAGAATCATCTTTATCTACTTGGATAGTTCCTTTAGGACCACTTACTATAGTTTCCCCACCAGGTCCAATTACACCATCTTCCATTTTAGATTTAGCATTATCTATTAAAGCAAACATTCCTGCTATTGCGGCAGCTGCTAAAATAGGACCTGCTACTGGTATTACCGCAAATGACGCAAATATTCCTGCTACTGCATTTATTAACATAGCAGTTCCTGCTATTGCTATGGCTGCTCCTAGGGCATACATTGCTGTTTCTGATTCTGCTATAAATGAAACAAAATTTGCAAATCCTTCAACTATAGGTATTATTAATGATAATACATCAGCTGCTACAGATTTAAATCTATCTAAAGATGCTGTTAATTTTTCTTGTACTGATAATTGTTCTAGATTTTGTAATGTAGTCTCGTCTCCATCTGCAATAGCTCTTTTTTTCATTGCTTCTAAATCAGCTTCTTTTAATAAAATATCGGATAACTGGTCTGAAGACATACCAAATGCTGCCGCTAATTTTTCTTGTTGAATAACATTTAATTGACTAAACTCATAAAAATCACCTACATTAGCGTTAATTTCTTTAGTTAAAGTATCATAATCTCCTGTTAATGCTGCTAACCTAGCTCTTTCTAAATTAAGTTGCCTACCTGTGAATAATTCCGCTTGTAACTCTGCATTTATAGATGTCTCAAATTGAAGTAGTGATTTACCTACTTGTGCTACTGCAGATAGTTCCATACCAAATTGCTTAGCTAAAGCAACTGATTTAGCTATAGCTTCATTATTACCACCTAGTTGGGCTCTAATAGTACCTGATACTTTAGAGGTTTCATCTAGAATTTTTTTCATATTCATTCTAACCCCACCCTCACGCATAGCAGCATTAGCTCCTGCTATGGCATCTTCGGTTGTTTCTCTTATGGTTTTACCATTTAAGTTTGCAATTTGGGAGAAATTAGTTAATGCTTCTGCACTTAAAACATTAGTTTTTAATAATCTATTAGATTGTATTAATTCTTCTTTTGAAAATTCTACAGCTGTTCCTCTTAATTCATTTAATGTTGAATTAGCCTCCATTAATGCTTGAGAGGTTGCTAATAAATCACCTGAACTTGCTGCTGCTAATTGTAATTCTCTACCAAAGCCTTGTGCTGCATCTCTACTTATACCTAATTCTCTACCTATTTCAGTAGTTCTAGCACTAAATTGTATTGCTGATGCTATAGCTGCGGCAAACATAGCTGCAGGGAGAGCCTGCATTATTGCTTTTCCTAAAATTTTAAAACCAGCTCCAAGTGCTTTAACCATAGAACCTGTAGCTATTAATTCGGCTGACATTGCCCTTAACATTGTAGAACCAATTTGGAGTTCTCCTATAAAAGGTATTTTATCTAAGGCTAGGAGTAAATTATCCATTATACCTAGCTGTTCATTTACTTTGTCTCTTTTTGCTAATTGAGCATCTATACCTTCATTTTGTTGTTGAACAAGTGTTAATTGGCCTACTAAAAATTCTTTATGTTTTCCTTCTGCATGATTAATTTGACTTAATAAATCAAATTGGGCTCTATCATTTGCTGCTTTTGCTGATAATAAATCTGCTTCACTTCTCAGCATTTCATTTGACTTTTCTTGAAAATAAGCTTCATCTTGAGCCATTTTAGAAAGAGATTCTGAAAGTGACATAATTTCATTATATGTTGTTTTAGCCATCTCTCCTTTTTTTCTTAGAACATTAACTGTTTGTTCTAACATATCTCTTTCGAGCTTAAAGGATTCTAAACGTTCAAAATTTTCAGCTGATCCTGGCCCACCACCAGGACTACCTGCATCTTGATCTCTATATGGATAGTTTTTTAACATATAATAGTATTATTCAATAATAAATATGAAAAAAAGAAAGGTATCTATGATACCTTTTACTTTTTAAAATTATATACCGAAGAAGGATTAATACCGGGACCCATGGGTTTTTTAGGGGTATTACCTTTTTGTTGTGCTTTTTCTAATTCTTCTCGTTGTTTTTTATTATGTTCATTTATTTTTTGGATGTGAAATTTTCTTAACCAAATAGGCATGTTATATACTTCTAAATGTTGAAATCCACCACCGCCATGGAACACTAGATCATGTATTTGGGTAAATAAATTATTTCTATACTGCGGCGTCAGGCCAAAAAAAGTTAACACCAACAGGAATACTTTTTGTAGTAATATTCCCTCTAATGTCTTCATGTTCAAATGATAAATCAACATTAGGTTGGATTTTGTTAATATAGTTTCTTAATTCTCTAGCATCTCTAGCTAATAACTGATTATCTACAAAATTTCTAATAATTTTATTGTCATATTCACCATTTATAGATGTTATAACATGTTTTAAATTTGTAGTTGATGAAAAATTACCTTTAGTGTTTAATTTTGTAAGACCTTTAATTTCAGTAGCTATTGCTTTTTCATCTTTGTGTGTTAAAAATTTAAAAGTAATTTCTATTTTAGATGTAGGTAAAGTAAATTTAAATTCATTTTTACCATCTGCTACTAAAGATTCATCTAATGGCTTATCTTTTAAATCAGCTAAATTTACTGTATATTCTTGTCCATTTTGAGTAAAAGTATATTCACCACCATATCCTAAAATACGAGCAGCAACTAATATAGCATTTTTGTCACCAATAAGTAAATCATTATAATCAAATTTTGTTACAATAAGTGATTGTAATAATTTATCAATTACTGTTCCATTTTGGATAAAATTTGCATTTGTAAGAATATCTTCTTCTTTAGCAGTCATATATTTCATTTCTATGATTCCACTTTTTAAAGGAGATTCTTCAGGGTAAAGTAATCCTTTTGAAGGTAATATAACTTCTTCAGCAGGAAATTGTTGTGTTTGTTCCATAACGTTATTTAATTAAAACTAGTTCGGATATACATATATGTAGAATAAAAAAAGCGCCAAAAAAGGCGCTTTTCTTTTAATATAATTTAACTATTAGTAGTTTAAGATGGCGTAATCCATTTCAATAGTCATTGAAAGTTCTGTTGGTGTGTCAGAAGTCCAATCCATATCTCCAAATGTAGCTGCTTGGCAATAAGCACCTTTTAAAATCCATTCTTCAACAATATCACCTACTGGTCCTAATGTATGAATTCTAATTTCTTTCTTATAAAAATCAGAATAACCATCTCTACCTGTAACTGATTCATGTGATAAACGAATCCACTCCATTACTGCTTGAGCACCTGATGGTGTTACTGGATCATATGCATTTACAGTGATAGGATTCCATACTGCTTTACCTTTAATTTTTCTTTTCACGTTAATATGATCAAGAGTTATATTATTAAAAGTAATACTTGGTTTACCTGTTTTTTTAATAAGGTACGCTGGGATGCCTTCAATTTCCATTAAAAACCTATTTGCTAATTTAGGTTCAAATGCTGTAAACATCATTTGGTTTGTTTCTAATATTGCCATCTTTTTATTTTAAATTATTGTTCTATTATAAATATAATCTTTTTAAACTTTTCTTAGTAGCCTCCGCCACCTCCTGTACCTCCTGCACCACCTGCAGAACCACCACCATCAAATGTAGCTCCTGTTGGTAATACATTAAAGTCTAGAATAATAAATTCTGCTGTTTTAGTTGGTTGTAAATAAATAGCTCCTACTAATTGGTTTCTATCAACTATATCTGGTGTGTTATTACTATCATCCATTTGTACTCTAAAAGCATATAATCCTTGTCTTTGTTGTACTGACTCTAAATATGGGTTTACTATATTTAAGAATCTATTTCTTGTTTGAATTGTATTTTGTTCAAATACTAAATATCTTGAAGAACTTGCAATAAATTTCTTAAGAGCAATTAATAATCTACGAACATTAATTCTATCAAGTGCTGTTGGTCTTGATTGTAACGTTTTCTGACCCCAAATACAAACTCCAGTTTGTGGGAATGTAGCAATTGGGTTAATTTTAGCATTATATAATGTATCTCTTTCAGCTTGATTTAATCTAATCTTAGCTTCTAATACATTTCCTAAAACACCTCTATTTAAACCTGCTGGTGCAAACCATTCTGCAGCAATTCTATCTGAAGCAGCTATTGCTCCTGGTACAATTACTGATGGTGGTACTAGTACTGGTTTATTAATTGAAGAATCAAGTACTTTAACCCATGGATAATAAACTGCAGCATAATTACTATCTAAACCATCTGCATCACTTACAGCTTGGTTTATAGAAGCATCTACCATACTTAAATCCATTACATAAAATGCATCTCCTCTTGTTTCGGCCATATCAAGTGCAGCATCTGTTACTAATGAGTGTTTGTTTTTAATAACACCTGGAGTAACTAACATGTTAATATCATACTCATCTTGATTCGATAATATATCTAATGCTTTTTTATACCCAGTATATCCAGCAGCGTTAGTAGAACTTAAATCAAATCCATATAAGTTAGTATTTGTTATATATTCTCCTATTTGTTTTACTACATGTGAGCCAATACCATCATCACCACCTTGAAAAGGAATTGTAAATTTAACTTCATTAGCTGTTGGTCCAGTAGTTCCCGTTGTAGTAAGTGAAGCACTTAAACTACCTTTAAATGTTATACTTGCACTTGGGTGTACTGAAAAGTTTCCTACGTTAAATGCGCCTGCTACATTATTTTCTAAGGTAGTTGGGATTGGTTGTAAAAATGCTTCATTATCTCTTTCTTTTTCAAGGAATTTAAATCCTAAGAATCCTTTAGAACTATAAGTTGTTCCATTTGCTTCTAATGTTTGAGTTCCTTCAAATGAAGATGAAGGGAAAACCATGTTAGCAGCTAAAGAAGATGTAGCTATTGGATTATATAAAGCAGCAAAACCTGCAGGTGAAAGTTTTGGTGAAGTTGATTTTGCATCAACTGCTGCATTTACTTCTACTCTAATATAATTTGAAATATTAGGATAATTTCCAAGTAATTCTACTTTATCTAGTGTTTGATTATATTGTGGGTATCTATCTCCAATTACTCTTGCAATATATTGTGAAGAATCTGGATTTAAATTACAGTTATTAAATTGTTCTAAAATAACTGGATTTTTATCTGTATCGTTAGTTTTTCTTACTAATACTGAGAAAGTAGAATATTGTTCTTCTCCATCTATATCTGCTGGTTCTCTTAAATTAGAAATTGAAATCTTATATTCGTGACATAAATGTTTACCATGATCTAGTGTATGGAATGTAAATAAATCTTTAGTTGTTTTATTAGTATCTAAAAATTGTGAAGTAATTACAGGTGTTGAAGCATATCCGTATCCTTCTGTTGTAGATGTTAAAC